GATATAAATAATACGTTATCCTATAACGCACTTTTTAACATTGTGCTTGGTGGACGCGGAATTGGTAAATCCTACCAATGGAAAATCAAAGCGGTGCGCGACTTTCTGAAAAAGGGAAAACAGTTTGGGTATATTCGAAGATACAAAGATGAGCTATTAAAAACCGCTGACAAATATTTCAACGACATTATTAAAAATCAAGTTTTTCCCGACACCAAAATAGAGTATGACGGTGGTCAATGGTACATAAATGAGGAGTTGGCCGGGCACACTTTTGCGTTAACGAAAGCAAGCGATTATAAATCGAGTGCTTTTCCTGACATTTCAAATCTGATTTTTGAGGAGTTTATAATTGACAAGCCGCATTCATCTTATTTGCGCAATGAACCTTTCCTTTTATTCGATTTGTACGATACAATAGCCCGAATGCGAGACGATGTTATCTTATTTATGCTTGGCAACGCAATTTCAATGGCTAACCCATATTTTATACAGTGGGATTTATCATTACCGAAAAACAAAAATGCAGTTGTAAGAGATAACATCCTTTTGCAGGTAGTTCCGACAAGTGCAGAATTCAAAAAGGCGAAAGAAAATACAAGGTTCGGGCAAATGTCACGCGCACTCGGCTATGCAGATTATTCGGTGGATAATAAATTCTATTTGGATGATGAAGCACAAATAATGAAAAAAGGGAAAAATACACGTTTTTATTTTACTCTTGTTTGGAGAGACAAAAAATACGGTGTTTGGTTCGATTACGACACGGGTATGACAATTATATCATATGATTATGACCCATATAACACGATGGTTTTTACCCCGGACAAAGAAAGCATTAACAAATCAATTCAATATGTAAAGCAGTATGAAAGACACCCGTTTTTTAGAAGAATAAAAGAAGCGTTGGAAACTGGTACACTAGCATATGAAAATGAAAAAATTCAGCATGAAATTAAAAGCATGTTGAAAATAATTATTTAAAAGGAGAAAAAACAATGGCTTACACAACTTGGATTACGGCGAACCCACTTGTAAATGTCACGCAGGTTTTTGGAGGTTCGCACCGGGGGAAAGACTGGAACACGAGGGACGCTTCAGGTGTAATGGGAGATACGATGGTGCGGGCAATCGGTGACGGCGAAGTCTTACGTAGCGAATACGGCACGGGCGGAAACTGGTCATGGGGAAATTTTATCGCGATTTATTACCCAGCTCTTGACCGCACAGTGCTGACTGCACACCACGCGGAACGCCTTGTGAAAGTTGGGGATTCTGTTTCAGCCGGAACTCCCATTGGAAACTTCGGAATGACTGGTAATACAACCGGCCCACATTGCCATGAAGAATGGCACGTTGGCCGAGGGATTACAAATAATCTTGTAACGCCGGAAGATGGTTTCCCAAATATCGTTGGGCGTTATGAGGTAGAGTATGGAGGGGGTGAACCACCAATGCCGACTGATTTTACTGCAAATATGCTGATTGTTGTTTTCGCTGAAAACGGGCACACGATTAACAGCCCCGCAAGCAATGATCCTGAAAATTACGTATACTTTGGTAATAAGAGAAAGTTCCGCGTAAAACCTGACGACCTTAACAAAGTGCAGGAGTTCGGAAGCTGGAATTACTGGCAGGATATTACCGATGTAGCAGTTCTTAAAATCTTTAATAAAGATTTGAGTGAGCTTCCCAATGTGTGAAAAACTGAAAGCACTTTATATTGAAAGTTACTACAACTATCAAAAAGCCAGTGCTAAAGAAGTTGGAATTATGTACGGAATATTTTTAGGGGTAAGAAAATGCTGTAATATTTTGTATTCACAGAAAACTGTTGCAGATTTCCAAATTTTAGCAAATGAATTTGCTAATAAAAGGGTGTGATAAAATGGACTATAATGCGGTTGCTCAAATTGTAAGCACTCTCGGCTTCCCAATTGTAATGTGTGGCGTTCTTGTTTGGCTGAATGTCAAACAGATGAACGCGCATGCGGAAAGTGAAGAAAATTTTACAAATGCTCTTGCGGATAATACGAAAGCGTACATTGAATTGAAAGACGCTATTTCAAACTTGAAAGTGAAAGGAGAAAACTAAAAATGAAACTTAGCGAAGCGCGTGAGTTTATTGATAAGCTTTATAATAGTGAAGATGGATTTACGGACGATATGCGCGAAGATTTGCGCAGACTACATGACAGTGAAGATGAACAAGAGGGAATGGAACGATACTGGAAAGAAATTTCCGATAAAATGGACGGAATTTCCAATGCATTTAGGGATTTTAAGCGCGACTATGTTACCCGCGTCTTGACTGGCCGTGATGCTGTTAGAAAGCACGTTGAAGATTTGAAAGATGATGATTTCGACGACATCAAAGACGAAACGGAAAAAATTAAATCCATTTTTAATGAGGAGGTAATTGAAAAATGAAAAGCGCAAAAGTTTTGACAAATGTAACCAATAACGCGCCTCAGATTTTAACAGCGATTCGTGCGCAGATGGTTGCGGAAAACCCCAGCTTTGATAATCGACTCCCGCAGGTGACGCAGGATAATATTCGGGAGTTCGGCACGGCTGTGCTGGATTATCAGCCTGCGCAGAATGCTTTTGTAGATACCTTGGTGAATCTTATTGGCCGGGTATGGATTACGTATCGTTTGTTCACAAATCCGATGAGGGTGCTTAAAAAGGGCATTCTGGAATACGGCGACACGGTAGAACTTGTCTATACAAATCTTGCTAAAGCACACCAGTTTGACCCGGCGCAGGCCGAAGAAGAGTGGATGAAACGGGAGATTCCCGATGTCAACACCGCCTTTGCAAAGCTGAATTATCAGGTATTTTATAAGCAAACTATTTCCGATGACATGTTGCGTCAGGGCTTTATGTCGTGGCAGGGCCTTAGCGATTTTATCAGTTCTGTATTTAATGCTATGTACACGGGCGCGGAACTGGATGAATTTATCACGATGAAAAATCTGCTTGCGCAGTATGGCACGGCAGGCAAGTTCGCTGTTGAAGTAATTGATGAAGTAACGGATAACACTTCCGCGCACATGGCCCTCGCGAAAATGAAAGCCGTTTCCAATAAGATGTCTTTCATGCGCGCTGATTATAATAGTTTGGGTGTGCTTACCGCGACACCGAAAGAAAAACAGGTTCTTATTATTGACGCGGACACCGATGCTTATCTGGCCGTGCTTGGGTATAGCACCCTGTTCAATCTGGAGCCCGCGAAAGTTCAGTACCGTGTTATCGTTGTGGATGAAATCCCCATTCAGGACACGCACGCGATTCTGATTGATGAAGATTTCTATGCGGTATGGGATGCTTTGCAAAAGTTCACGCGCGATATGAACGGGCAGGGCCTGTACTGGCAGTATTGGGCGCATTACTGGAGAATCATGGCCGTGTGCCCGTTTGCAAATGCGGTTGCATTTGTTACCACAGCACCCACAATTACGGAAGTTGAAGTAACGCCCGCAACGACGAATTATGCTCAAGGCACGGTAACTCCAATGAAAGTTAATGTTACGGGCACTGGACTATACCCGCAGGGTGTAACGTGGACTATCAGCGGAAATACCGACGCAACCACAAATATTGCTCGTGACGGATTGTTGTATTTCGGTAAAGCAGAAACAGGCACAATTACTATTACAGCCACTTCTGTTTTTGATAATTCCAAAACCGGTACAGCGACCGCAACTAAAGCATAAATGTTTATAGCCGGGTGGGTAATACCACCCGGCAAATATAAAGGAGAAGAAAATGGCAATAAATCCCAACACAACAATTTATCTATGTGCAGGCATACCATGGGGGAATGACTATGCGCATGTTAGATTGTTCCAGAATATGGAAGAACGTCTTTCTTTCCTTTCTACAAAAATTGTTGCAACACTTGATGGCGCAACTTATCAGCGCGACGATAAATTTGTTTCGTTTCCAGCAAATTATGAAACAATTGCAAACTGCAACTACATGTATTATCGTAATAACAACCGTTGGTATTTTAACTTTATTACGGATATTCGCTTTCAGAACGAAAATAAAAGTGACGTGTATTTTGAACAAGATGTTTTTCAAACGTGGTTTGCTGATGATACTTTAAAAATATCGTTTGTTGAGCGGGAACATACAAATGATGATACATTTGGAAATAATCTTGTACCCGAAAATCTGGAAACGGGGGAATATGTTTACAATCAAAATATTACAAGTGGTTATGGCACTGTATATGATTTTACACCGGGTATAATTATAGCTGTTTCGGAACGACTAGACGGTGTACCGACTTCTAGTTTACTGGACAACACTTTTACAGGGTTATCTTATTACTACGCGAAAAAAGAACGGGTTGACAAGGCAATTACAATGGTTGATGAATATGCAAAAAGAGGTAAAAGTGATGCCATTGTCTCAATGTTCATGTATCCGCTTGAACTTCTGAATATATTCCCCGGCTCTGTTTCCTATGGTTGGGTGTCGGGCATGGGTTCAGAAAGAATCTACGGTAACAAACTGTTAAACGTTTTTGCTCCACTCGATGGCTACACGCCAAAAAACAATAAATTATACACATACCCATATAGAGCTTTGGAATTGTACGGTTCTGGCGCAAGCGGCAAAGAATACCGTTACGAGTTTTTTGATTTTGAAGCACACGGACTGAGCGGCCCGTTTGTGTTGTTTAGTTCCCTTGGCGGTTCTGCTCCTATCGTATGTACACCGTTGAATTATAAAGGTCTTAACATATCACTTGATGAATCATTAACAATGCCTGCTTTCCCTGTTTGTTCATGGGTGAACGACACTTTTAAAAACTGGTATGCTCAAAACCAAATGGGGATGAACTTAAACGCTTTAACAACAATTGTTGGCGGCTCTGTTGGGGCGGGTGTTGGAGTTTTTACCGGGGATTTTTCGGG